GGCGATCATGCAATTACTAACCGAAGATATGGTCGTGGTGCAAGCGGAGAGTCCAGTACGTAATGGGATACTCTAACGACACCATTTACACCAGTGGTGGGGAGTTTAACGGCAGAGGTGTGCATAAATGGCACTGCCTAGGCTGTAATTGGACCCATCAAGAACTTGGTGGCCTTAAAGATAAAAATCGTGGTCAACGCAAAGCTGACAACCATGCGTGCTACAATTCTGCTAACGACTCTTGGAAGCAACGTAAGGATTTAGAATAATGGCACCTACTAAGAAAGAGAAAAAATAATGGCTGAATATGGCGGATATGATAAAAATGGTAAGTATGTCGGAGCAAAAGGTGCCTATACCCATGGACCTGATCATCCTCTTCGAAGAAAAGTTGGTTACGACGAAGACGATATGAAAGTCGGCCTAAGCGATACTGCCACTGGATACATGGACAACCCACAACACCTAGCACGTGAAAATGAGTACTTAAAAGATCACCCAATACTTACTGGGAATACTTCTGGTCTCCATCATTTTGGACCTCTAGGTTCTAGTTACCTGACTAATACTCATGGAGGACATCGAAAAGAGAACGATGTTCGCGCAGACATTCGTCACGGACTAAACATATTAAAAGCAAGATATCCCGAGGGTGTTCCTGGGGGCCACCATATGTTTACTGCAGAAGACGTTGGGTATAAAGCTCGTCAGCACTTCTACGTGCAGCGTGAACAGGAGGCGGCTAAGAAAGCGGCTCCGCCAGATCGCAGCGCAGAACGATCTGAACAGTTTAAAGCACAAGCGGCAAAAGATGCCGCACCTGGTGGAGCGTTTCATGAGTATGAAACAGCACCAACACAAACAAAAAGTCTTTGGGATGATGCTGGTATGGATGATTCACCAAAAGCAGCACCAAAATCAAAACCAAAGAACGAAGACACCCTTGGTGGAGCTATTAGACACGTAATTGGTTCACTTCGCAAGAAGAGCTAACTAATGTTACGAGGTGAAGACTGGGTTCCTGGAGAACATACCGATCCTGTATCACCTGTTGCTAAAAAGTTAAGTGTTGAGCCAGGTCGTTTAGTTGATTCACCAAGAATAATAAATCCTAAAAACCCAGGTATTGGTGCAGTATCTTATATTGAGTCTCAAGATGGGCCATGGGACGGTGAAAAAGGTCATAAAGAAGTTTTAGGTCGCTATGTACATTTATTTAAGGGTTTTCATGATGCTCGTCCTGAGGATATTGATATGAACATAGTCGGGCAACATTGGACTATTGACCCAAGCGTTGCTGAGGATTATGCTACTCATGGAGAAGATGGGACATGGAACAGAGGAAATAACCATACTGTTTTAGAAGGCAGAATACTAAAAGATCATTTAATGAGGTATGAAGATATGACAGATAACTTTAGAAGTCAACATGTTATGAATCGTGGTGTTGGCTTTGCAAATGCTTCTCGTGAGGTACCTCTAGTAGAGGGTAAGCCTATACATATCGTTGCTACCCATCATATTGTTACAGATGAAAATCGTAAACCTGTAAGCTCAGTACGAAAAGAGACTACTCTTTTAACTGGCATTACTAATCCAAATAAAAGAATGGAAGGGCGTAAAAATGGCTGAGCAAGTAAAAAGATTTGGACCTTATAAGGGCTCTGAAGCTAATGGCGGACGCCCTATCTACGTATTCAAAAAGAAGGTAGATGGTAAGTGGGTTACCACATCTAAGAACAAGGCACGTGTTGAGTACGAAGATAAACACGGTAAGTTAAGCCGAGACACAGATGTAGACCACAAGGATAATAACCATAGTAATGATAAGAAGAGTAATCTTCGACCATTAAAGCATGGCAAGAATACTGCCAAAGAGAACAAGCGTAGAGCTGGAAAGAAGTAGTCATGGGACAGTTTGATCGTATAGGCTTAAAATCAGTAGGCCTGCCCGGATTAAGCGACAGTGATCGAGGAATAGGGCTGCCTGAGCGTACGCAACCAATGCATGTTGACACCAGGAAAAAACCTAAGCCTGCACCTGCTGGTGCCCCACCGTCAAAGAATCCTCCTAAGAATCCTCCAAAGGGTCCAACAGGTCCTAAAAATCCTGATAAGTATGATAAGGGTAATGATAGAAATCCCAAAAAAAATGGATACTTAGATAAAGTGAAAAAGAAGTAATGGCACAGGGAAGAAATACAGAGATGGCATCTGGTATGTCAAATTCTATGTCGTCTGGCACTGTTTCTGGGACTTCAGCAGTTAGCGAGAATATGTACGAAGGTAACTCAAGTGCCGCTAAAATGGGTGCAGATAAGTCAGGTTTTAAATTTCCTAGTTGGACACCACCAACTCAAGCCCCTAGCAAATCTACTTTTACTGGACGTTTAGGAAACTTTGGGTTCCGTGGCGGTGGCGGAGCCGGCATGCTTGCCGCTAGTAAGTTGAACCGATAATGCCAACATCAGGAAGAAACGCAGAGTACGCAGCTGGGCTTACTCTTGGTGATAGTATGCCAACTCAAACCCCTGCAATGCAAATTGATGGAGGTAATATATATAAGCAGAGTACAGATGCTGCTAAAGGTGGTAAGGACAAAGGTATGCCTATGCCAGTTACTAAGGCGGCTCCATCTGTAGCCTCTATCAGTAGAGGTGCAGAGTTTACTAGGAGTGCTAATGCACGTAGTATTGCAACTAATGTTACAACGCCATCACCTGTTACTAAAACAATCACACCTACTTTCCAGTCTATTAATAGAGGACCAGGAAATGGAATGGGTACGCCACGAGGCGGATTTGGTTTGTACAGCGCCGGAAATCCTTTTGGACAAATGCTATAATGAACACTATTGGAAGAATGCAAGAGTTATCAATGGGTATGAATAGTTCTACTACTGACTCCCCTCGCTCCTCTGGACCATCTTTGCCAAGAGATTCCGGTGGTGGTGGTGGAGGCACCATGGCTGGTACGGGAAATAATTCCGCGTCTGTAAGATCTAATGGAATCGTAGGACCAAATACCCAAGCCGAAAATGGCTTTAAATTTAATTACGATGCGCCTAAACCTGGATCTCTTCCTGCTAAAGGGGGCCCCGGTCTCCGTGGCGGTATGGGCTTTGGTGCCGGAGGACTATTTCAGAGAACTAGATAAAAATAAAAAAGGCCCCAATTACGGGGCCTTTTCTATTTACTTAGGAAAGTCATCAAACCAGTCAGTAACTGCTGATTCGGAACTTGTGCCGTCATATGCATCAGGTCCTAGACCCCAAGACCCAAAGTTTGTTCCACGATTAGTCATGTAGAACGCTGCTTGGGCGTTTGTCACTGGGTCTAGTAGTTCGGCATTAGATTTAATACCAAATTTTTCTCTTCGAATTTCCCCAAGATTTCCGATCATGTTGATCTGGAATAGTCCGTAGGAATTATCCCCTGTTGAGGATGTTTTATTATGGGAATTTGAGTTGCCCCTGGACTCTCGCATAACTACTGCCCAAGCTGTCTTCAAGGAGCTACCCTTAAATCCAACTAGTTCAAGCATGTCTGCAAGGTCTGTAGGACTGAACTTAGTCATTTCCCGATACTTATCTAAAGGATCAACTATCACTTCGACAGTGCTCACAGTGGGCGTATCAACCCGGTTGAAGACCGCATAGGCCTCGTTTGTTGTTACTATTGATAGCATAAGCGCCATCAGGCTTGCTTTTATTTTTAGTACAGTCTCTTCATTAAATTTCACACTATCTCCTAGGCTAGAAAGCCAACCCGAACCCTTGACTGCCTGTCACCCAGCCTTAGGTAGCTTGGCGTCTGTCTGCCAAGCTAGTTGCAACTCTTTTGTTACGTAGTTAGTGTTGAGGTTTTACCCTCTATATAAAGTCTACCAGTAAATACAGACTTGGCGCAACATCGAACTCAATATAAGATATGATAAGATATTGCAGTAAAATACGCCCTGAAAGGACATATTATGGAAATTTCTACGCATAAATGCATATCTTGCGATAATGAGCCTTGGTATCACGTTAAAAACCAATTTGCTCTTGACCAGTTTTTTTGTGATCTACATCTCTCTCCAGTATTTGACAAAACTAAACTTCCTGCTCACGTAGTTCTCTATGGACCAGAGTACATTACATCATCACTTGTTGAAGAAGAAAAAACCAAGATCTCTAAGAAGAAGAAGGCAGTGGCCGAACCTGTTGAAGAACCAGCTGAAGAGCTGGTTGAAGAATCAACTGAGTAATGAGAATACAGAGGGTAATAACAAAACAAGGACATCCAGTACCATCATCTTCACATGCCCCTAGAGGACCATTTCCACCGGAGCTATTTCGTGAACCTGAGATGATTTCTGACTATACCCCTATTGATGATGACGTACCTATTGGTGGAACAGCGCAAAATAACTTTAGAGCTCCTAAGCTCTTTCGTTGTAAAAACTGTTCTGTGCTAGTATTAGAGTACGAACTTGATGAACACGTTTGTCCGGAGGCGGAGGATAGCAGTGGCCAAGACTCATGATGTAGGTAAGTTTTATTGGCATACCATGATCTACCCAATGAAACCGCCAGTACTATTTGAAAAAGCAAACACACAAGAGATTGAGCCTCCATATCGATTTGGATCAGGTGTTTGCATTAGATTTCCTTTTACTAGGGCGTCTTTAGTTTTTGGTAAATGGGTAAAATCTTACTCTGAAAGCCAAGCGTTAACTAACGCAGTAGGTGGAAGACCAATGAACCAAGAAGAAGTTGATTGGGACATTATTAGAGATGGGGCGGAATATGATGTTTAAGAAGAAAACAGAAGAAAAAAAGAAAACTAAGATTGAGAAGCGGGTTGAAGGATTACCTACAGCTGAGCTGTTATCTTGGGCGGATCAAGCAATCTACTCAATTGGTAGAAACCTATCTAATTGGCAAAAAAGTAAAGACAACTTCTCATTAGAGGAGGCACGAATTGGCTCAGAAGTTCTGCACGCCATAATGGAGTCCTTAAATAAGAGAGTTATTAAATGAGTCTTAACGATTTTGAAGAACTTGATCCAGAAGAATTAGAAGAAGGCAGTGGCCCACTTCCAGAAGATGAGGAAGAAGATGGGCTTGATGAGCTATCAAAAGAATTTGTTAAAGTACTTATAGATAAAGTAATGCAGTTCATGGAGATGCTTGTAGGTCACGAGCTCCACGCGTATCAAAAGCCACTTGCTAGGCGAGTAATTGAATCTGTAATTATTAACGATGGTGAAGAAGTAACTG